GAAGTCTCCGTGTCACACGCCCGTCTGATTGCGCGCACCGAGACAGCGCGCACAGCATCGGTGCTCACGGAGGTTCGCGCCAAGAGCGTAGGCAGTGAGGGCTACATTTGGCGCACCTCGCTCGATGCTGATGTAAGGCCAAAAATCGGTACGCCTAACTTCGCAAAGCTCAATACACTCGCAATGGGCAGTCATCGCAAACTGGAGGGAACTTTTCATCGCTGGGATGATCCGCCCATCGCATCGGAGAACGGAGAACGCGCACACCCCGGTCAGATTTATAACTGCCGCTGCTGGCCTGAGCCGGTGCTCCCGGATCGCATTTGACAAGACTTGTGGTATCGTTGTAACGAAACCTCAACCACGCTGGCGAGCCAGCACAACCAAGGGAGAATCAAGATGACTCGAATCCTGAGAACCGCATTGCTGGTGTTTGCTGCAATCGGACTTACAGCCGCCGCCAGCGCACAGTACGTACCTGGTCAACAGCCGGTTTTGTTTTCGCCGTATCAGCCACCGGCACAATCGACCACGGCTGTAACGCAAACCACAGCGACACTCTCAACCAGCGCGTTGAAGAGCGGCATCATCGAGGTGACGGGCACGCTTACGGCTGCCGTCGCAGCTCCGGTGATCACTGGCACCACAACGTCCATTGCGACCTACACACTCGCGGCCAGCACCGATACATTCAGCGGACTTGTTGCCGTGTCGGTGTCAGGCGTAGCCACGCCATGCGCGGTAACACTTCCGGCGTACACCTCGCTGTCGGCGGCGGTCACGGCGTTCAACGCCAACACAAACTGCAACACCACCAACGGCCTTACCGCATCGACCAGCGGTGCAACGTTCGTGCTGACGCAGGGCGGGTCGAGCTTGGCAATCACGAACAACGGCAGCGCGTTGGTGGACAACAAGGCGTGGACCGGCACCTGGGCGATTCAAGGCAGCATCGACAACGGTGTAACCTGGGTTTCTCTGCCCACCGCCGCGCTACCTACCACGTCGAACATCATCTCCACCACCGCTGTTACGCAGGCCACGGCGGTCACTACGCAGGCGTCTACGTCGCAATCGTTCTACGTGGTTTCGCTCGCCGGCTTCAACAGGTTTCACTTCGTGACTTCGAGCACGTACACAACCGGGCTGGTCGAAACATTCCGACTGTCTGGTGTACCTGTAGGCGGATACCTGTAAGGAGCTGGCGTGGAAGCGACTCGGTTTGAGATCGAAACGAAGATCGGGCCTAACTCGGCGGTGGATTCAGTCACCGGGTTCAGGACGTACTTCAACGTCCCGATAGCGCGTACAGGCATCCTGCTGTACGGCGCGTCGGAGCGGCCTGAAGTGCAGCCTGGACCTGACGGGCTCATCCGCATCGAGCGTTTGGCTGAGGACGTATTCGAGCCTGCAAGCCTTGAGTCGCTTCAGGGTAAGCCATTCGTTAACGAGCATCACCCGCTTGTCGATAAGAACAACTGGAGAGATGTTGCGGCGGGTACTATCATCAACCCGCGTCGTGGCGCGGGCATCTACGACGATTGCGTAGTCGCTGACATCACTGTCAACGACGCGGAAACCATCGCGGACATCGACGCGGGCAAGCGCGAGGTGAGCGCAGACTACAACCCTGAGTATTATGACCTTGGTGGTGGTCGCGGTCGCCAGCGTAAGATCAGGTATAACAATGTGGCGCTGGTAGAGAGTGGCCGGTGCGGTTCACGTTGCAGTATCCAAGACCACTCAACGCAAAGGGAGGAAACGAAGATGGCGAAGACAGCAGCGAAGCCGCGCACCGCATTGTTCAAGGTTTTGCGTATGCTCGGCGCGGGACTCACGCAGGATCAGCGTGGCACTTTCGATGAGGCTATCGAAGAGGCCGAGAAGGAAACCAAGGACAACGAGGGCGAGCTGACCGAGCCTGGTAAGAAGGACCGTACCACAGCGGACAGCGAGATCGGCGCGCGCATGGACGGCCTCGAAGCCAAGCACGCGGAGCACGCTGCAAAGCTCGCCACGCACGACAGCGACATCGCCGATCTGAAAGAGAACAAGATGGACAAGGCGGACGAAACCAAGGACGCTGACAAGGAAGACAAGGAAATTGAGGACGATCTGGAGGAAGAGGCGCCAAAGGGCACCGGAGACAAAGCGCGCAGCGCCAAGGATTCGGCTTATCTCGCATCGTCATGGGGCCACACCAAGTCTATTGCCGAGATACTCGTCCCAGGCATTCAGCTTCCTACCTTCGACGCCAAAGGCAACCCGAAGAGCACGTATCGGGACATCTGCGCGTTCCGCAAGCGTGCAATCGGCCTTGGCCTTCTCTCGGCGGATACCAACGCGCTAGTCCAGTCGGTTCGCGGCGGTCGCACACTCGACTCTGCGGGGCTTGAAAAGATGACGTGTCCGCAGGTACGCCAACTGTTCTTCGCGGCAGGCGCGGCGAAGAAAGCGGCCAACACCAATGACTCACGCGGTGCTGGCCATCACACGAACTCTGAGGGCGCGGGCGGCGGTCTTGGCGTCGTTGCAGGAATCACCGCCGCCGACATCAACAGACGTAACGCAGAACGTTACGGCGCAAAGAAGTAGGGAGGAGCCAAAATGCTTCAACTCATTCGTAAGCTGTTCAATCGGACTCGTGAGGTGGGCAAGTACGTCGGCACCTTCCGTACACAGGACGCCGCCTTCACGTTTCGTATGCCTACCGGGTTTCCTGGTACGGTCAACCGCACGCACCCGGCAAGCATCGAGCCTTGCCTCATCGATCCCAGCGCACCGCCTTTGGCGTATGGCATCCCGCTGATCATCGACGCAACCTCTCAGGGCGTTCGTCCGTTCACAGTCGGTGACACTGGCGTCACCGCTGCGTACGGCTTTGCAGTGCGGCCATACCCCATTCAGCAGCAGAGCGCCACCAACTACGGCTCCATTGCATTCGGCGCCGCAGTGCCGCCAGCATCGCAGCCGATGGACGTGTTGAAGAGCGGCTACATCCTGGCTACGCTGAACAACTTCGCCGTAAACAATTCGACGAAGGACGGCGCAGTCTATGTTTGGTGCGCGGCAACAAGCGGCCAGCATGTGCAAGGTCAACTTGAGGCGGTGGCGACGGGCGGCAGTACCGCCGCTTTGTCTATCGGCTCACAACAGCAAACTTACTTCAACGGTCCTGCCGGTCCTGATGGCGTTGTTGAAGTCGCATTCAACCTGTAACGGGAGATCACCATGTTGACATACGATAATGCTCATCAGACGCAGGATGCAGCGGGCAACCAACTCGGTCGCCCGCTGCCGCACCCTTGCCAAACGCACGACGGAAAGACTGTCGATTCGACTGGTGCTTTCCTTGTCGGCGAGCTGGAGCGTCTTGACCAGAAACTTCACGAGCCGCTGGTCGCGGTTACGTGGGGTCGTGACATCGATCTCCGCGAGGACGTAACCATCGCGGATGAGGTGTCGTCCTTCACAGTCAGCACCTACGGATCGGCTGGCTCGCTCGGTGTCGGTAACGGCATCGGCAACGGCAAGGCATGGGTGGGCAAAACCACCAACCAGATCGGCGGCGTTGATCTGGATATCGCCAAGACCCCGCACCCACTCACACCGTGGGCGCTGGAACTCAAGTACACCATCATGGAGCTTGAGTCCGCAGCGAAGCTGGGCCGTCCCATCGATCAGCAGAAGTTCCAGGCGCTTCAGCTCAAGCACCAGATGGATATTGACGAGCAGGTGTACATCGGTGATACGTCGCTGCCGAATTGCACCGGACTGATCAACAACTCCGCTGTGACTCCGCTGAACGTTGTGGCCGGCGCCAGTGGTTACACGCAGTGGTCGCAGAAGTCGCCGGACGAGATTCTGGCCGACTTCAACACTGCGCTGACGACCGTGTGGGCGAACTCCGCGTGGGCAGTGCTGCCCAGCCGTGCGCTGATTCCTCCTGCGCAGTTTGGTCTGCTCTCCACGCAGAAGGTGTCACAAGCCGGTAACATCTCGACGCTGAAGTACATCCAGGAGAACAACGTTCTCACGGCGTCGGGACAGGGCAAGCTGGACATCTTCCCGCTGAAGTGGGCAATCGGCTCAGGTGTGGGCGGAACCATTGGAACCCTTGGTACGGTTGATCGCATGATCATCTACACCAAGGACCAGGACCGCGTGCGCTTCCCCATGACCATGTTGCAGCGCACGCCGGTGCAGTACGACTCGCTCTATCACAAGGTGACTTACTTCTGCCGTCTTGGGCAGGTAGAAGTTGTTTACGCCGTGACCATCGGATACTTCGACGGCATCTAGTCGAGCAACACGCGATGGGCCGTAACAACGCGGCCCATCGAGCTATCAGGAGGTACCACATGAACAATGAGAACCCGAACATGGTCGATGCGAAGACCGTAGCACCGTTTGGTCTTGGTCCGCAGGATCGTCCGCTGCATTCGAGCGAAGTGCTGCTCAAAGACCCCAAGACCGGAGAAACAGAGCCCACAGTTACGATGGTGTTTCCGCGCCGCGTGATGCTGCAAACGCAGGAGGGCCACAGGGTAGGCTTCGACGCGGGCATTCAAGAAGTACCGCAGCATCTTGCGGATCACAACTGGCTCAGGTTGAACGGTGTTACGCCGTACGACTCGCCACTTGCATAGGCCGCAGTGGCGAACGCCAAAAGCATCGAAGAGGCTGAGGCAGATCTCGCTGCCGCAACCGCGAACCTCGCAGCAGCGAAGGCCAAAGCTGCGCGCACCGCGCCAGTCGTGGTGAAACCGTCAGCTCCAGGCAAGGTGGTTGAGGACGCGCCTGACGAAGTCGATCTCGACTCCATGACCAAGGCCGCGCTGGTTGCGCACGCAGCCGACGTACACGATCTTGAGCTTGATCCGACTGCGAAAAAGGCCAATCTCATCGCTGCGATCACCGAAGCACAGCAAGCGAAGTAACGGAGGGCGTCATGCCACTTGAGAAGGGCAACACGAGGGCGGCGGTATCTCATAACATCGAGATAGAAAAGTCGGTGGGAAAACCACAGGCTCAGGCCGTCGCCATCGCGCTCCATACTGCCAAGGACGGCAAGTTCGACGACCACTACGAGGAGCAGAGCTGCATGGGCCGTGACAGCAACCACGCCAAGGTAAACACCATGCCAAGCGTGGATGCAGAGCA